CGGCTGCGAGTGCGACCCGCTTGGCTTCGGCGATCTGCTCGGGTGTCATGTCGCCGCCGTGGTCGCGGTGGGGGCAGGGCATGTCGTGCTGGGGGTGGTCGATGCACGCGACGTCGAGGGAGTTTCGCGGCGGGGTGCTGGTGGCGTTGACGGGCCAGTGGTGCCGCAGCGCCGCGACGGACGGGGCGCGCAGGTTCGTGTCCTCGGCGGCGAGTGCGGCGGCCGCGAGGACGGACCCGGGCGTGCCTTCGCAGGCGGTGAGTGCGGCGCGGATGCCCGCTTCGTCCCAGGTGGGGCAGCCGGTGGCTTGGGCGTGGTGGGTGCGGATGCCGTGGATGACGTTCACGGCGGCCCCAAGGTTGACGATCATCGGGCGCCCTCGCTCATGCTGGCTTGGCGTCCGTGGCCGTTGCAGGCGCGGCACCCTAGCCCGTTTTCGACGTGGCCGACGACGTGAGCGAACATGCCGTGCGGCTCGGTGACGGCGGTCCGGTCGCGCCCCGTGCCGTTGCACATAAAGCACTCGGGTCCGGTCCACTTGGCACTCAGGTCGAGGAATGTTCCCGGCAGGTCTGCGGCTCTGAGCGCGTCGGCGTCGGCGCGTCCGTAGGCGACGAGCACGGACGGGGCGCCCGAGTTGGCCGGCGCGCGGGTGCCATCCGGGCGGTGGAAGTGGAGCCGACCGTGCAAGAACAGGACGGCGGTGGCGCGACCCCAGACGCAACGCACGAAACCCTCAGTCTCGGTGCGGGCGAAGATCAGCGCCGTGCCGCGCCCGTGCTCGTGGAGCCGGTCGAGCCACGTCCATGCCTCGGAGCCGTAGGGCGGGTTCAGCCACACGCGCCCGGACCACTCGCCGGCTAGCCCGTCGTCAGGTAGGCAGATGAGGCGTTCGGCGGTGGCCCAGCCAGGGTGTCCGCAGGGGTCGAGGTCGAACGTCCCCAGTGCCTCGATGATGTGGGGTGGGGTCAGCCATGTCGTCGTGCCCGCCCGGTGCGACTGGTGTGAGCCCATCGCCCGGCCGCTCATCGGTCTGCCCTCATCCATGCCGTCGTGGTGGCGTGGGGCTGGTGGGTGTCGCTGGGCTCGGTCGCGGCTCGCGCGCTTACGTAACTAGACGAGATGGATGAAGTCTCACCACTCATTCCAGACACCGAAAGGCGAGACGCAACAGTCTGTCTCTGACTCTGGTTGGATTTTGCTTCCGCCTTGCTTGCGTTTTGCTGTAGCACTTGCTTAAGCATTTGCTTCACCTTCCGCGTCGATCTCTGCGTCTCGCGCCCGGCTGGCCGCTGACCTCTTGCCGCCGAGCGATCCGGCGCGTGCGCGCTTGTTCCGCAGTTCCTCGATCTCGGCTTTGGATCGCTGGTGCTCGAGGTAGTCGTGCATGTAGACGCCGGTCGGGCGTGGCTCGGCGAGTCCTGCCATGAGCTCGGCCCGGACCTTGGGCGTCGTGCGCTTGAGCCAGACGGACTCGGGCACGTCGCCGTCGCTCGTGTTGCGCGAGCACCAGCACCACAGGTCGACCAGGGCGCGGAACGCCTTGTCTGACAGTGCCTCGACCTTGTGGTGCTCGGGCATCCCGTCATGCAGCGTGATGAAGGTGCGGGGATCACGGGGCATCAGCCACCCCGCCCCAAGGCACATCGCTCGCCGGGAATGCCCAGATGACCTCACCGGGCGCGGTGCGTGACGGCCTGCCGACGAGTCCGACCGTGCGCGGGTCGAGGCACTGGCCGACGCGGCGGTGAGCGTTGAACGCGGTGTCGGATGAGAACAGGTGGCGGCATCCGGCGCAGCATCCGATTCGCTGGCCGTGCTTCGTGCGATGTCCGCACGGGAGTGGCGTCGGCATCAGTCGGCCCTCGGCTCGGGTAGGTGGATGACGTCGGCCAATGGCTCAGGGTCATGCTCGTCGTGGCGGCGGATCGGCACGTAGTGGTCGCACTCGCCGCAGTAGCAAGTGGCGAGGCAGTACCGTCCGGGTGCGGTCATGCCAGGCTCAACAGATCGGTTTGCGACGCCTCCGCCACGTCGCCGGCGACTGCCATGTTCCGAACCGCCTGCTCGAAGTAGGACGGTTTGAGTTCGGCGCCGACGCCGAACCTGCCCATCGTCACCGCGCCGAACACCTCAGACCCGACACCCATGAATGGTGTGAGGACTCGCTCGCCCGGCATGGTCCGAAGGTCGAGGTATCGCTCGATCACGTCGAGCTGGAGCGGGTGGACGTGCTTCTCGTCGTCCTCGTCCTTCGCGTCCTGAAATGGGAGTACGCGGTCGATCCGCACGTCATCCCAGACCGACGATGCGTAGCGCCGCCAGATGAAGTGCGAGTAACGGTTGGCCTTCTGGTCGCCTTCCCACGCCCGGTAGCGGTGGAGGTCTGACGGCACCGGTTCGCCGCCGGCGTACTCGCCGTGCAGGCCGGTCGGGTGCGTCACGGGCTTGGCCGCGCCGGGCTTGCGGAACACGAGCAGTTCGTCAGGCGAGGCGACCCCTCCCATGCTGCCGTCCTCCACGATGGTGCGGTGCGAGAGGTTGTGCTGCATCGTGCGGTTGCGGACGGCCAGCGGCTCCTTCCAGATGACGTGACGGGCGATGAAGTCCCAGCCGATCCGCTGGTGTGCCCGGATGACGTCGCCGGGGAAGTCCTGGTAGGCGTCCTTGCCTGAGTTGCCCGTGGGCACGAGGGCCGTGTGAACGCCACTGGTCCGGCCCGGCAGGGTGAGCCGGAACTTCTCGCGGATGACGTACTCGTAGTGCTCGAAGAACTCGGCGTAGTTGCGGGCGTTGGAGAGGTCGCGCTCGTCGGACGAGTAGTGGTAGAGCCCGCCGAACGGGGGGGAGTAGATCGAGCCGTGGAAAGACTCGTCGGGGAGGGACTGCATCACCTCGATGCAGTCGCCGTTGTAGATGGCGTAACGGTCGGTGATGATCTGTCGCTTCACAGCCATGGGGGAACCTCAATCGTGTCGTGGTAGTCGTTGCGGCGCTGCACCTTGAGTGCGTCGTTCATGTGCGCGATGAGTTGGTCGAACATGAGGTCGGCGGCCTCGGATTTGCGCTGGAGGTTGGCGAGGACGTTCCGCCCGCCTTCGGTGGTCACGACGTCGACCACCACCTCGGAGCGCTGACCGAATCGCCACATGCGACGGACGGCCTGGTAGTACTGCTCGTAGGAGTGGGAGGGGAAGTAGGTCATGTGGTGGGCGTGCTGCCAGTTCAGGCCCCAAGCGCCGATGACGGGCTTGGTGACGAGGGCGCGCACGTCGCCGCGGGAGAAGGCGAGTAGGGCCTCTTCCTTCTCGTCGGGCGACGCCGATCCGGTCAGCTCGACCGCTCCGTCGATGAGTCGGGCGAGCGCGGTTGACTCGTCGTTGAGGTGGCACCATGCGACGGCCGCCCCGCCTTCGCTGTTGATGAGGTCGGCGGCGCGCTCGCATCGTTCGGTCAGGGTGCGGCGGTTCTCTTCGCGCTCTTCCTGCAATCCGTAGGCCGGCACGTCGAACAGCGCGCCCTCCTTGACCTGCCGCGCTTCCACGACGTGCTCACGGGTGGTGAGTGCTGGCAGCGTGAATCCACCGTCGTCGTACCCGTAGTCGGACGGCTTGCGGATCGCACGCGCCCATGAGGACACCCAGCGCCAGAACGGTTCTTCGCCGTGGCCCTTGAACCTCCACCCGACCGAGCGGCCAGACGCTGCGAAGTTGCTACGACTGCTCACCGTGCGGTTGTCGTTGACGAAGAACCTAGTGAGCATGTCGGTGTACCCGAGTTCACCCAGTGCCTCGCTCGACGTGCCGAGCTCGAGGTAGTCATTCGGCGCCGCCGTGGCGGTCCCGAGCAGTCGGTAGGGCATCTCCCGCATCAGTTCCGTGACGACGGCGCGGGTGGTGCCCTCGAAGGACTTGATCGCGCTGGACTCGTCGCACACGACACCGCCGAAGTCGGTCGGGTCGAACTTGGCGGCCTGCTCGTAGTTGGACACTGTGATGGCCGCTGTCGGCTTGCCTGTTCGGGACTGTGCAGCCTCGTGACCGAACTTCTCGGCCTCTTGAACCACCTGAAATCCGACGGCCAGTGGGGTGAGCAGGAGTACGGGCTTGCCGGTGTGGCGGTGGACGTTCTCGGCCCACGCGAGCTCCATCGGCGTCTTGCCCATTCCGCAGTCTGCGAAGATCGCAGCCCGACCCTGCCGGATAGCCCACTGCACCAACTCGGCCTGGAAGTCGAACAGGTGACTCGGCATCGTGTTCGGCTCGAATCCGTGGCCGTCCGCGCGCTGGAGCTTCGCCGCGATGAAGTCGGCGTATGCGGTACTCACGACGCCACCCCCACGACGACCGGCACGTCCGTGCGGCGGTAGTGCCGGATGAGCCGGATGGTGTTCACTTGATCTCCTCGATGAGTGGGCGTGCGGGTCGGCATGCGAGCGACGCGCAGTAGCGGGACGGTGCGGCGGACGGGTCGGCGTCGCAGGTGGGGCAGGCTTGGGCGTCCTGGTCGGGGGTGGTCATGACGCGGCCTCGGCTTCCGTCACGACGTCAGCGATCCGCACCGTCTTGCGGCCCTTGCGGCGGGCGAGCATGACGCGCAAGCCGATGCGCTGGGCGACCTCGAGGTGCCTCGCCATCGCGGCGATCTCCTCGGCGTGGCGCTGGCTCATCTCGACGAACTCGGCACGCGCTTGGACGACGTGCATCGCGGTCAGGGAGTCGCACCCGTGCCGGCGCTGGATGTCCTCGGCGGTCCAGCCGTCGTACTGTCTGAGCATCACGACGCCACCCCCACGACGACCGGCACCGACGTGCGGCGGTAGTGCCGGATGAGCCGGTGCACGCCCGCCTGGTGCTCGG